GAAAATAATTAAAAGTTTAATGTTATATTATAGTATATAATAATATATGTTGTATTATGTACAAATCTTATTAGCATATATTGTGCCAGTTAATAACATAAAAACACAAGTTCCTTTACATTCACATTCACATTTAGACGTCAATTTACATTTAGAAAAATTCAATAATGATTTAAATTTATATCATATTGGAATTAGTTTTAAAAATGAAGACACAATGTTAAGATATGATTATCGACCTTTTTGTGACCCTACTAAATGCGAATATAAAACAAGTTCTACTATTATAAGCGCACCTAATAATGAAGTAATATTAAATAGCGAATTAAGGTTTGTTGATAAATTATATAGATTTTATATTCCTGAAAATGTTCCAAATAAGACCATTTATTGGGGACAAACAAGTAAAACACTTGATGAAGTTGTGGAATTTGAAAAAACATTGCAAAAGAACTACATATTAGGTATTAATGATTGTCGCCATTATGTTAATCGCTTTTCGCGTTGGGCTCTAAATAAACGCACTCCTATTTGGAAATTAGATAAACTATGGAATCACTCAGATTCCTAAAAAACTTCTTCCAATTTTGCTTGTGCCAAACATACCTAATCCAGAGCCTATTTGTAAATAAAATATATTAGTTTTCTTGGTACAGCAAACTAAATAACCAGATAAAATAATGAAGGCAAAGAAAAACATCCAAAATAAGCGAGTATAAAAATCCATGGTTTATATATATTTTATATATTTTATATAAATTATAAAAAATATATAAAATAATCATTTATATTATAAATGCGGAAAACAAAAAGAAAAAGATGTATAAACTATTTAGGGAAGTCTAAAAGAAGAGGGCGAGGAATTGGGTGTTCTAAACCTGCTAAAAAATCTAAATCGCGTAGTAAGTCTAAATCGGGTAAATCTAGACGTTCTAAAACACCAGAAACACGAGGTAGACACGTAGATATATATGAAGATAATATAATTGCGGCAAAAACTAAACATAAAAGACTAATTGAGCAACTTGATAAGCAAGATTTAACAGACAAAGAGAAATATAAACTGCGTTTAGACAACGCATTAGAGCTAAATAATACGCTACACGAGCTACAAAGAGCCGAAATGTTGCGATTAGAGAAACTGGGACTTGATGGTCCATCGCGTGGAACACGTAGCCAAACGCATAGTCCAGATTCTACTACAGTAAGACATCCATATCTTGCCAATGTAATAAAAGATAAAAAATATACAGAAACTGCTATTAAATGGAATAAATCGGCGCTAAAACGATTTAATGATGGAAAATACGAAAATTATAAGGAACTTCTTAGAAACAAACCAGGATGGGATAATGAACGAATGGCGCCCGATATGTTAGCCGCGTAAATTTTATTTTTTGTTCTTTGTTTTTTGTTTTTAATATTTAAAATTATTTATTTAAAAATTAGAATTTTTTATTATTTATCTTGTGTATATATATAATAAAAATGCCAAGTTTTAGAGGGAGACGAAATGGATTAAGGAGGCGCAAGGCGGCAGCGGCAGCGACAGAAGAGGAAGAGAAGCGTTCGCGTTCAAGTTCAGACTATAGTTCTGATAGTGACACATATGCGAGCGAAAAGAGTGAAAAAAGTAAAGGCACATTACGCAAGACACTAAATGCGTATGGAGAACAAGTAAAGGGCAAAGGATTTAGGACTAAAACTAGAAGAAGAAGAAACGGTTCAAAAAAGAGACGTATGCATAGGAAAAGAACAGCAAGACGTTCGCGTAGACATTAAATTAGAGTTTTTCTTTTTATTTAAAAATTGATTTATTATTATACTAGCTTCATAGTTAGTATAATAATAAACATAATGCCTTTTACAAAAGCAACCAAGTTTGTATATAGTAGAACACTATTTAATATGTTATTTTTAAATGAAGTGGGACCGCTTGGGCGATGGAGTCAAGAACGGTGTGCAATTAAAATTAATAAGAAAATAGATTTGGCAAATGAAGACAATTGTGGTCCTTGTGGTGAATATATATTAACTAAGTTAGAAACTGTTAGTAAAAGTGTAAAAAAGACAAACAGTCCGCATTTAATGGCCGAACACGAAGAAGTTGAACTAATTAAAACCATTGATAGATTTTAAATGTTATAATTTGAATACATTGTTTGTCTATATTTTTTAGTATGATTTTTTTTAGTATGATTTTTTTTAGTATGATTTTTTTTAGTATGATTTTTTTTAGAATAGTGTTTATTTCTTTTATAACGTCGTGATTTATATTTATATCTATGATATCCGCCTAATAGTTGTGATTGATACGGCTTATCACGGTATTCCCAATGTTGTTTTTGGTTTTTCAAAAATGCTTTTGCTTTTTCGACATCATCTTTACTTTGAATCTCAACAACATATATCTTAGGCCAACCAGCGAGGCGTGCATTTTCGTATGTGCTATGTCCATCTAATATTTTATATATTTTACCGTCTCCATTATAAACCTCTACTAAAATTGGTTCGCGACGCTTATCATTATATGTTTCATATAATGACGTATTTGATTCATATGCCTGCCGCATATAATATGCTCATCTTAAAACTCCATCGGCTCTTGTTTTGTCTAAATAAATGTTATCTAAGTTTACAATCTTAGGCTCAGAAGCTTCTTTAAAACCAGTAAATTTAGTGATATCAAAATATTTTTTGAGAGACGCTTCATCGTTATTAATGTCATCATATGGTAAAGTGAGTAGTCCATCAGTATCGGCACCATTGTCAGTTTTCGGATACTTAAATTGTATAGTAGGAAGTGTATTTAACCCGTTTGATTCTAACATATATTATATAATAGTATAGTATAAAAATAATATAATATAAAATATGTCATAATTCATATTTCATATTATTCCTAAGGCTACTCTTTTGTGTGATATAGTTCTTGGTTTGCCTGATTAAAATAGATTGTCCTATATTTTTTCATTGTAGCGTCTTTAATACGTTTTGTTTTAAAATAATTGTATGTTTTATTTTCTTTTAATAATTCTATTAAAAAATAGAGTGAATACATACCACATTGTCCGTCATTATATTGATGCGTAAACCCTTCATTGTCATCTACCTTTAATATTATATTTTCGTGTTGTGCTTGTTGTTCTACTCTATTAATTAATACTTTTATTTGCTTTGGCATTTTTGTTCCATTACTATCAAAATAAAATATGAACTTTTTATCTAAATCTATAAATAATGATATCCAATGTTTTCCGGGTTTATCGTGCGTATCAGTATTAAAAATTATTCCTATTTTGGTTATCTTTTTTTGAATATATTCTTTTAAATTAAAATTACATAACTGTTCCCATACACATGTTGAAAATACTTCTTTAGTATCAAAGTCAATTGGACTCGGCCCAATAAACTTAAAATTGCTATGCGATTTTTCATATTGGCTCATAATTTTTGTTATATCAACACTTGAAAGCCATGTAGATGGATTTGTTATCCACGTTTTTGGTGAAAATGGTTTAAATATTTCTTTAATTAATAACTCGCTGTTGTTAATAGAAGACAACTTGCTTTTTTTCAACCAACACAGTTCATCATAACACTCTTTGCTTAGCTTGTTTTTGAAAAATTGCCATATTTCTTTGCTATTATTTGTATTAATTTTATCATCACTATTACTATTCCATAGTTCCTTAAATGTTTGTAAATTATTTCTAGAATAACAAGTAAAATCTTTTAGTTCTGGATCATTATTATTATTTTTTTGTGGTGCACATTTTAATCTCTTAAACTTATTTTGTGTTAGTTTATTTTGTCCGACTTTGTGTTTTTTTTTGTGTCGTGTTTGTCTATATTTACTATATTTTTGTTTACCATTTAAAATGTTTTTAAAATTCATTATAACTATATTATAACTATATAAAAAGAATATAAATAATTTATTCCCTTATTCCCACTTTTGTGGGAGTATTTTCTTATTAACAAAATTTGACTTTTTAGTAACCATTAAATCTATATTGGTTAACTTTTTTGAATTTGAACTATTGGACGACATTAATTTTAATGTTTCATTTATTATATTAAAATTATCACTATTTTGATTGTCATTTTGATTGTCATTTTGATTTGTTGTTTTATAATTATTTGAATAATCTTTAAGGTCTTCACATATTAAATTTTGAATTTTTGTTTCTTTTAAATGTTGTATTAAATTTAATACATATAACAAATAATATAATTTATGTTTTTCTTGACCTTCTTTGTAACCATTATTTTCTAATAACTCTTTTAAATTTGAAGTATTAGTGCTTATAATGTTATCTTTAAAACAATTTATATTTTCATCTAAATTATTATATACTAATTTTAGTAAATAATTATTATTTAGTAAACTATCCATTTTATTAGGTTTAAAGAACCTATGTTGATTTGTTAAATATAATAAATCAATATTGTTTACAGACTCTTTTTCTTGCACTTTTTCTTGCACTTTTTCTTGCACTTTTTCTTGCACTTTTTCTTGCACTTTTTCTTGCACCAATTTATCAATTAATTGACTTTCTACTTTTAACGAATTATTTTCTAAATCTAATGTTATACTATTTATTTCTTTTGACTTCGGTTTTTTTTTCTTAGCTTTTTTTTCTTGTTTAAGTTCTGTTGGTTCATTTTCTTCTTTAGACACAATATTCTCTTTTATTTTAGAAAACATAGTTGTATATTATAATTTTTATTTTAAATCTTTTAATTGAACTCGTGTTGAGTTATAAAATAATTCATGTCCTATTGAATTTGATAAATTTGGATTAAAATCGTTAAATTTTGTTTCATCAAACAATAAAGTATCATCTAAATTAACTTTTTGTGGTAACTGTTCTATGTTCGTTTCATATAAATCACTTGTGCTTTCTGGAATATAACGCGACTGGTCTGCTTTTTGTAAAGCAAAAAATTGGTTGCGCAAGGTAGACTCTTTATCTACATTTGAAGCAAATCCACAAAAATGGGGCTTTCGTGTGCCAGGAAAAAATGTGTTACTCGAATCATACATATTATAATTAGCTATTGGTTCAACTGATTTTATAACATTATTAACTGTTGGCATCAATGTGTATTTAGTGTTTACTGGTCTAAATGGAAAATTCATTGTTAAATTGCCCGATGGGAAGTTTCTGTTAAATAGCTCAGTGTTTATTGCGTTATTTTTATCATAATTATTAAATTTTATGTTATAAAAATTATTAGGGTCAATCATTATATAATAAATACTATAAAATTATTATTAAATAATATTATTTAATAATAATTATTGTTATTTGTTATTTGTTATTTGTTATTTGTTATTTGTTATTTGTTATTTGTTATTTGTTATTTTATAAAAAAAATAGGAGTTTTCAAGAGTTAATAATTTTATCTCTTTAATCCTTAGCAATATTATAGTTATTTGAATAAAATGTTTTATGTTTTTTTCCATATACCTTAATATGATCTATTTTATAACGCTTAGATTCATAATGTTGAATAATCTTGTGTTTTTCTAATGTTCTTAAATAATTTAAATCAAACATTTTTTTAATAATGTTATTGTTGTTATTGTTGTTATTGTTTGTTAGTAAAGTCAATAGCATTAGTGCACAATTAGCCATATGTTTTAAGTCAAATATTATTTTTAATAAAAATAATATTCAATTTTTTTTATTATTTAAGTTAATAATTATTGTCTTGATTGAACAATATAATAAAGATGGCTATTGGATTCTGGTATTGCCTCTTCTTGTAATCGCGTTAAGCATGTTTCTAAACAATCTAACGTGTTTTGACTAAAAGTATGAATTTTAGAATCTAAGTGTCTAAAAAAATCATTACGAATATTTTTATGTTTTATAATTTTAGCTACTAAATTTTCATAACTGGTCCAATCATCCGCATTACAATAATTTACTAATGACTGTCTATTATCACTTCCGCTTGGATATTTTGATTTAGTATAGCTTCTTCCTCTGCCGCGTCTTTTGTTTCTTGTAACTCTTGAAACTCTTGAAACTCTTGAAACTCTTTTTCCTTTTTTTCTAAATGATTTATGTTTAACCATTTATATTTATATATAAATATAGTATTTTATAATTTTATTGTTTATTGTTTATTGTTTATTGTTTATTGTTTATTGTTTATTGTTTATTGTTTATTGTTTATTGTTTATTGTTTATTGTTTATTGTTTAAAGTTTATTGTTTAAAGTTTATTTGTTTTGTTATGTTATAGTAAATGTTTTTTCATTCTACTCATTTAGACGAAATGAAAATGGGTTATTTTGAACATATGTTTGTTTCTTTACATTATGCTTTAATATTATTATTATCTTGTATTAAGGCTTTAATACATGCATTTATACCTGACGTATATGTGACATCGACAAGTGAATGTATTGTTGAAATAAATAAAGAACTAACAAAGCATAAGAAAAAGGATAATGAAGGCTTTTATTATCAATAACATAAAATTGAATTACTTAAACATAATAACATAAACATAACAACATAAACATAACAACATAAACATAACAACATAAACGTTAATATAGACTATATTATGCTTAAAGAAGATGCCCTTGTTACTATGAATAATGCTATTAAAGCTATTGTTATGGACGATGTAAATATTACAAAATACTTAAATTTATATAATTATGACAATAATGCATATGAAACTATGGATGAATATATTTTAGACAATTATAATTACGAGTTATTTGGGAAAACGGTCCATTGGAGCCAACTTGAAAGTGTGGGTTCCAGAACAATTCAATATTTTATACCATACATTACAACAATATCACATAACTATAATGTATATTATGAAGTAGTAAATTGGATTCAAAATCAAGATTATTATAAATTAATGAGTTTATATGCGTTAAATGTATCATATGACATTATTAATGCACATATTGCGTCAATAAAAATGATTTGGTTTAACAATGATAAAACATCCGATGATATTAATGTTTAAAAAAAATAGACATAAATCCTTTAGCGAAAACACTAATTGAATGTATCATTTTATAACTATCCACTTTTTTTATTACACTTTTGTTATTTATAATCTATGATTATAAATAATAAAATAATAGTATTATATAAAATGGCAGACATTAATGCTTTTTTAGAAGAAATATATAATGTATTAAAATCTAAGTATTACAAAGACGCACTTGAAGCATTATTATCATTAGATATTTTAATCACGGCTTATAACTCTGGTATTTTTAAATTTAAAAATTTAAAAGTAAGTGAGATATTTTATATGCTTAGAACTTTTCAAATGGATAAGAGTTTATCTGATAATGAAATGTTTGATTTACTAAATATTGTTAGTAACAAATTTAAAGATGATAATGATAAAGGTCAAACACCAGACACAGTTCAAACGCAAACTGAACTTTATGATTCGTTGAAATTCCAACCACGTCCGGTATCATACCCGGAATCATACCAGGAAGCCAAGGAGAGGGCTCGTAAAACAAAAGAGAGATAAGAGAAAATAGACGCGAAGAAAGAATCGTATGAACAGTCGGCCAGTCCGATAGTAACAAAATATGATACACCGACAGATAGGTTTATACCGAGGAGAGAGATACAACGCAGGATAGAGGAAGAAAGGGCTCGTAAAACAAGAGAGAGACAAGAGAGAATGGATGCGAGAGCAGTGAGGGAAGCAAATTTGGCACTGGCAAGACCTGAGAAGGAGGCGGAGGAGAGAGCGGAGTTGAATCGCGTACGGACCGACGCTGATAAGGAAGGTCCGGTGCGCAAAGTGCGGAGCTCGACAGCGTGGGAGCAACAAGAATTCACTAAGTATAATGAAGGAGGTTCAAAACGCAAAAAAAGCAGAAGAAGCAAAAGAAGCAAAAGAAGCAAAAGAAGCAAAAGAAGCAAAAGAAGCAAAAGAAGCAAAAGAAGCAAAAGAAGCAAAAGAAGCAAAAGAAGCAAAAGAAGCAAAAGAAGCAAAACAAGCAAAACAAGCAAAACAAGCAAAACAAGCAAAAGAAACAAAAGAATAAACAGAAAATCACTAAAAAGACATGCAAAATAATATATATTTTTTCTTAAAAAATTGAATAATTATGTTCTCATTATTAATTTAATAATAGTAAAATGGAACTGCAATGGTGTAAAGTCATTGAAAGAATTAGTCAATGTAATTATAAGAATCAATGTAATTATAAGAATCAATGTAATTATGAGAATGAATGCTATAACTATTTTATTATTGGTATGTTTATTGTTTATTCTTCTGCTATGTGTGCAATAATTTTTATTAAAAAACCTAAGACAATCATTGTAGAAGTAACTAAACAATAAACAATAAACAATAAACAATAAACAATAAACTTTAGTAATAGTCAATACAATTTATAACATGCCATATAATTATGAAAAATATTAATATTTAGTTATATATAATGACATCTAAAGTTGTAGGTGAAGGCACGTTTGGGTGTGTATTAAAACCCCCGCTTTTATGTGATGACGCTGGTGTATTAACTAAAAAAGACTATAACAATAAAATATCTAAAATAATGTATAAATCTGACGCCACCAATGAAGAAAGCGAATATAGTTCAATAAATAATATAGTTGGCTTAGAAAAATATGCTATTGCTGGTCCTCATTTATGTAAGCCTTTAATGGATAATCGATTTAATAATAGTGTTAAAAATTGTAAAACAAAATTTGTTAAAGCCACATTTGCTAACAACAAAAATGACTTGTTAATGTTGTTATTAGAAGATGGGGGTATTAATATACTTGACTATATTAGAGAAGTATTTCCATTAGAAACCTTAAATGCTAAAAAAGTATTTTTAACCTCGTTGCTAGGATTATTTGATGGACTGCTATTTTTTCAAGCTAATAAAATTATTCATAGAGATATAAAAATGCAAAATATGGTATATAATGTTAATACTGGAAAAGCAAAATATATAGATTTTGGACAAATGACAAACTTCAAAAATTTTATTAGAAAATGTAATAATAATACTGAAACATTAGGTGTAAGTCATAGTTATTATGCATCCGAAAATAGTTGTTCTAATAAAACGGCGTTTAATTCTAATAGACCTAAATGTATGGCTATTAAAAACCATTTTAAGACACATAGTGAATTTACAAGCTATGTGTCAAAATCATTTGACATATATTGTTTAGGATTGGCATTATCTAAATTGGCTGATTATTTGCGTTTTAAAAAGCCTGATAAGTTATTTTTTACCAAAATCTATAAAAAACCCGGAACCATTAACCCAGACTTTTTTAAGGAATTTGGAATATTATTGTATTATTATTATCATAATGATGTTAAAAAACGAAATATTAATATTGTGGAACTTAAAGAAAAGTACACAAGTTTACTTAAAAAATATAACTATTATTCAAAGACAAGTGAAGAACCGTCTGTTGAAGTTAAAGCAGTTATTGAAAAAATAAAGAAAAAAGAAATTAAAGTCGACCTTGCAAAAGTTTGCCCCCCTCATAAACCAGTATTAAACTCTGCTACAAACAGATGTCTTGCTGAATGTAAGCCCGGATTTATTAGAAACAAAAGCTTTAGATGCGTTAAAATGAATTTACGCGGCACTCAAAAGAAACAAAGCTTGGGCTCTTCAATCACAAAACGCAGACTATGCGAATCAAAAAATAAAGATTATAATCATATTACAAAACGTTGTAATGCTAAATGTCCTAAAAATAAAACGCGTAATGCGCAATTTAAATGTGTTCAATTTGAAAGTTAGTTATTAAAATATATAAAAACATATTAAAACATAAAATATATGTTTTATTTAATAAACTATGAATATTCAATTGCTACAACAAGCACTTGAAAATGATGATAATTTAAATATTATTAATACAAATATTCAAGACATTAAAAATAAAAAAAATGAAATATTACAAGAACTTGGACTGAAGAGAGATGACTTGAAAAGTTTTCATAAAAAATTAAATGGCTATATGTATATAGACAATATAAACGATTTAAAATATGGGCGAAACATACGATGGATTAATTTGAAACAAATGGATCCAATAAAAATAACAAATGGTTCTGTTTTATGTGATATAAAAATTGGTGCTAAAGGTATACTATTAGTGTTAAAGGGTTTTAATGCTAGCTTTATTACATTATATTTTAATGAAAATATATTATTTCAAAAAATTAATGATGAGGAAAAAATAATTCTAAAAGCTGTTGATTACTTGGAAAAAAGTGGTTGACTTGTTGATATA